GCATCGTGCTGACGCCCCGGCAACTAGCAGCACGGCGGTTGATGATCCGGTGACGACCGGGGAAGCCGCAGCAAACGATTGTCCGGGCCCCTCCGCGCCATACGAACGCCATACCGACATAGACGGCAAGGAGCTTTGATGGAATGGGAAGCATTTTTCAAGGAGCACGAGGACTACACCGTGGCCTCTGGCTTTTACGAGAACCGCAGGCACTTCACGCTGGAGCAGCTTTACCAAGCGTTCAAGGCCCGCCTGCTGGCAGAACAGCCCGATGGAGATAACGGTGAGTGACACCCCGATGTGCGACGCCGCATGCCATGAGGACGAGTGGGGCGCTGACGTGGTGGACTCTGAAGTGGCCCGCCCGATGGAGCGCCTTCTGCGCCGGATAGCCGCCGCGAACGTGATCTTCCCGTCCATGTGCGCGAATAACATGGAGGCATACAACATCAACGCGGAACTGGAGCGCTATCGTTCCGTACCTCAGTCGGGCGAAGGGGCTGAGAAGTGACTGAAGCGCAGCGCGGGATCAAGGCCGCGATGGGGGTCTTAGCCCTCCACTTCACCGAGAACCGCTACGGCATGAGCAAGCAGACCGCCGACGTGCTGGTGAGCCTGCAACGCAAACTGTCTGATCTTTACGAACGCCACGACGCCGCAGACGGCTTACCGAAAAAGGAGGGATAGATGGGTTACGCATTCGCACAACCGATCCGCGTCGAGTTCGTTGTCGTCCGCTGCTTCAAGTGCGACATCCCGTTCTGGGTGCCGGAGACGTGGGACAAGGAGCGCTTGGCGAAGCGCGATACCTGGTTCTGCCCGAACGGACACCAGCAGCACTACGTTGGGGAGACTGAGGCGGACAGACTGCGCAAGATGCTCGCCGCCGCCAACACCCGCAATACCGACCTGACGACCCGCGTACAGCAGGAGGCCGAAGCAAAGGCAAAGCTGGAGCGAAAGCTAAAGCGCGTGCAGCGTGGCGTGTGCCCGCACTGCAACCGCAGCTTCCAGAACCTCGCCCGCCACATGTGCAGCAAGCACGGTGACGAGAAAGGGTCGGCATGACTCTGGATCGTGCGAAGAATGCTCCGAAGAGACTCACGCCGAAGCAGCGCGTTCTGCGCCGGTATCCGAAAGCCGCAATGAACACGGCCGGATATATCCAAGTGCCGACAGGCCGTAACGAGGCCGTCGTGATCGGCCGCTCTTGGGCGGACGCAGCGGCGAAGCTATGAGCGCGTCCCTGAAGCGCGCGAAGAAGCGCCCCCTGTCCGATCTGGTGCCGACCAACTGGACCGATCCGCTGCTGACCGGCCCGAACGGCATTGGCCAGCCACCATACGACTGCCGCCAGATCGAGAAGCTGCTGCGCGGCGTGCAGGACCGCATCCGCGAGGCAGAGGAGAAAGCCCCTCGCCGTTCCTCAAAGACGGGACAAAGCTCCTGATCTACCTGGACGACGCCGAACTGCGCCGCCTCACCGGCTTTGATAAGTCGGCGGATCAGATCCTATGGCTGCGAGACATGGGCTATCGGTTCTACATCAACGGCAAAAAAGAGGTTGTGGTCCCGACCGGGCCGGACCGTAAGCCGATAAAGGAGCCACATCCGCAAGCGGCAGGAATATTGAGCGGGGCGACAATCGTTAGGCGGGCCACATCGATCAGCAAGGTATGCGGTGTTTACTTTCTGATCGCTGGATCTAGGATTGTTTATATCGGCCAGTCCCGCCGCGTATACGAACGCATCTCTGGGCATATACGTAAGGCAGATTTCGGGTTTGACGCCTACTACGTCATGCCATGCAAGCCGGGCGAACTACTCAAGATCGAGTCCCGCTACATTAAGGCTCTTCAGCCTCACGGGAACAAGGCTGGTCGCATTGGCTGAACTCGTCCTCGCCGGCAAGGACTACTTCACCGAGGAGGAGGCGGCGGCGTACTGCTGCGTCTCGGAAAGCCAGTTCAGGGCCAAGCGGGCAGAATACGGCCTGCAGGGCTTCACGTTCATGGGTAAGAGGCTCTACAGAAAGGCCGACCTACAGGGAGCGCTCGATAATGCTTGGCAAAGATCACCAATTGCAGCAGCGGTTCATGGCGAAAGTGGACGTAAAAGGCCCCGGCGAGTGCTGGCCTTGGACCGCAAGCAGGAACAATTGCGGGTACGGGGAAATCAGGACGGGAAGCAGGATGACGGGGGCGCATCGCGTGTCGTGGACCTTGTTCAAAGGACCGATCCCGCCTGAAAAGAGCGTCTGCCACAGGTGCGATAACAGGTTATGCGTAAATCCTGATCACCTATTCCTTGGCACTCACGCACAGAACATTGCCGACAGGCACCTAAAGGGGCGTAGCAAGGGCGGCTCCCTTAAAGGCGAATTGCATCCTCGTTCCAGGCTAACTGCGGAGCAAGTTGGCGAGATAAAGGCAAGCTCCCTAAGTTCGAAAGCCCTAGCCAGAATCTACCCGGCTAGTGCATCCCACATACGGCACATCAAGAACGGGACGAACTGGCGCTAATGGCAACGATCACCCCTCGCCGTGGCTACCACGTCCTCAACTGGACGGACCCGCAGACCGGCAAGCGCAAACAGACCTCGCTTGGCAAGGTCGGGACAATCCCCAAGCGCGAGCTTGACGACATCCTCAGAATCAAGAACTACGAACTCTCAACCGGAGCAAGACTCCTCCACGCCCATCGTCGGCCGGCTCCCCGTTTCGAGCAATTCGTAACCGACTACCTGCTCTGGCACCAAGCCGAGTACCCGGATAGCAACTACCGTACTTCACAGATCATCCACGATCACCTCTTGGCCGAGTTTGGGCCGACGCCGCTGAACCTCATCACCGTCAAGCAGGCCGAGGACTGGAAAACGAAGCGCCGGTTCAAGGTCAAGCCGGCCACCGTGGAAAAGGAGCTTCGCGTCCTCCAGGCGGTCATTAACCGGGCCGTTGACCTGAAGTTGATAGCCGAGAACCCCATCTCAATTGTCCAGCCGCCGCAGAACCTCGAATCCAAGCCGCACCACTACTACCAGCCTGACGAGCTAAAGCGGCTCTACAAGGCTTCCTCCTACGGGCCGATCTGGCGGTTCATGGCGAATACTGGGGTACGCCGTGGCGAGGCCCTGAATATGCGTCGGATGTGGATCACTGACGCGGTGAGAATCGAGTCCACCGGGGAGGAGCGGACTAAGGCGGGAGAGTGGCGCAAGATCCCCCTCACAGACGGGGCTAGGAAGGCCCTGGAACGCCTCCAAGGAGATGGCCCGTACCTGCTCCCCCGCATCGCTCCAGAATCGCTCTCAAGGGCTTTCGCGCGGGATGCGAGGCATGCCGAGGTAGGCGGTTCCCTGCACTCGCTGCGGCACACCTACATCTGCCACTTGTTGCTTGCCGGGGTGCCGATCAGGACGGTCCAGCTCTACGCCGGCCACGCCCACATCAGCACGACCGAGAAATACGCCTACCAAGTCTTGCGCCAAGACCCCAAGGCTGCGCTGCGGCTTGCGATCTAGGGTTACCGCCGTGTTGCCCCTATTTTTGTCGCATTCCGGCGGCCTTCTATGGCCTTTCCTAGCACCTTAGACTTGGCGTCCCCACGGGGATTCGAACCCCGGTTACCGCCGTGAAAGGGCGAGGAATACCGCGCTGCTTCATAGCCTTGGGAGGATTGGTCGCATATTGGCCCCATTGCCGGGATGATCGGCCCTACTGCTTGCGCGCCAAGTCCCTGAAAAGCTGGTTCGCCTTGGTGCTCCCCTGCGATGTGCCGAAGTAGTAGCCGAGCACCAGTGTCATCAGGGATACCGCCGCCATCCGCACATCCGGGTCGTTGTTGAAGTTGAGCACCGCCCCGCCGCCGAGGGTCACGACCAAAGCCAGGATCGGCGTGATGACCTTGTTAAGCATGGGAGCGGCGTCGCTGGTGGCTATCTTTACTTCCCGGTCCCTAGCGTCCTGCCGGTCGGCTAGGTAAGCCTTCTCAAGATCGTTGTTGGCCGCTAGGACAGCAAGGTTGAACTGAATGGCCAGAGCGGGGTCTTGCTGAATCGCCTCCATCGCCTCCTCGGGCTTCTGCTTGCCGGTGACTGTCTGTGCGATCTCCACGACCTTTTCGGCCACGGCTACGGGCTTCTCCCCCACCCCGAAGAACCGCATGATTGAGGGGGCCGCTTGTGCAAGTGCAAGGGCGATACTGACGGGTTCCATATACTAGCTTCCTATGTTGTTACGTATAACTACGCTTTGTCCGTGAGCATCTGATGGGCGAGTCGTTCCGCCCTCTTCCCGACCTGTTGGGCCCAGCGCGAGGACAGCATCTCCTCCGCCGCTATGTGGAACTTCCCCGCCTCCACCGCAGCCTTGAAGTTCTTGAACCCCTCCAGCCGCGACCTACCCAGGTTGAAAGCCATGTTGATGAGCACCGACTTGCGAACGTCGGAGAGCTTGTCGAACGATGGAAAGAGAATCTTCGCGTCGTTCTCCGCCTTCACCAGATCGTTCTCTAGGAGGACGTTGATCTCGTAGGGAGAGAGGCCAACGTCGTCTAAGTTCCTGCCGACCCCTATCGAAGTCTTGCCAGCGCTGCACTTGTAAGGGAACTGGCGCACCCCCTCATCGAACTTCAACTGCTCGCGGGCAATGTCGCGGTAGTTACCCATTGGACAGAGGCTTGAATATCTGCACCGGCATCGGCGCGACGGACTTATCCGAGAAGTAACCCACGATCACCCCGGCGTTCTGGAAGAAATTCCAGCATCCTTGGAAGGTCACGCCGTTCTCCGTCCACGTCGCCTTGTAGGGAAGGTTCTCCACCGCATCCAGAGAACAGGGCTCGTCAAAGAGAGTGATCGTCACCCCTTCGACGTTAGCTACATACCGGGGAGCCGCGTGAGCCATGCCCGAATAGACAAGGACAGGGCCGACAATGAGCGCGGCGAGCAAGGCGAAGAGGATTATCCTGCGGAGATAGCAGCGCTCTAGTTGTTCTTCGGTCATGGCTTTACCTCTTCTTGTCTAGCCTGCAAATCGTGTATCCGGTGAATCAGCTCTTCCGAAACCTTGTTGATCCGCCCTACTGCTCTGGCTAGCTCGCTCAACTGGCCGTCGCGCATGGCTAACTGGAGGGAGTCCGAAGCTCGCCGCAGCTCTAGGCAGCGCTCATTTACATAAAGGTCGTTTAGGGTCATGCCGCAGCCGCCACGCGCATTTCTTTCCTCGGGTTGATGGTCTTCGTCCCCCTGAACCAAGTCCCACACTCGCCGCACTTGTAACGCTCGTACTTCAACTGCTGGGCTAAGTAAGTACCGTCACGTTTGAAGTTCTCGGAACCACAGGAGGGGCAGGCAGGAATGCCCATCATTGCCGAGCGGTTGGGGTGCTGCCTGATCCACGGCAGGAGCTTCTTGTAGAGCTTTTCCAGTAGCTCCACGTCGCGCCGGTTGTAGGCTTCCATCTTCTCCCAGGCGTCTTTCTTGTCGTCCATGCAGTCAAGCCACAACTGCGGCCCTTCGTGTCTCAGTTTCTCCCCGATGGACAGCGCTTGGCAGATGTAGTCGAGTTTGTTCGACGGGAACCGGAACTTCTCCCGCATCGTCAGCAGGAGGTCTATCTGCTTGTAGGGAGATGGAGGGGTGAAGCCGTGCGTGAGGAATTCTTTGTTGAGCGTGGGGATGTCGAAGGACGCGCCGTTGTAGTGGATGACGGCATTCGCTTCCCCGAGCATCTTGTGAATGGGACCGAGTAGAGACTTGTGGTTTTCGTCCTTCAGTCTCTTGAAGGTCGAGCCATCTTCCCCCAGCCATTTAGCGGTCCAGCAAAGGATGTAGCCCGCAGCATCGATCCATTCCGGGTTGATGTTCTGCTTCCACATCCCCCACACGTAGGCCCTGTTGGGGGCTGTTTCTATATCGAGCAGGAGGATCTTCGCGTCACCGGCTACGAAATGGGGGCTTCTGCAATCTTCGGAATTCAGCGGGTGCCCTGCGGCCCTTAGCTTTGCGACCCGCGTTGCAAGGACTCGGTGCGCCATGCCGAAATGGCTGGCTAATGCGGTGATGGAGGGGAACTTAGGCCAGAGCCGGATAATGTCTTGGTCTGTAGCCTTAAGCGCTGCCATCTTTTTTCTTGTCCTTCTTGCGGAGGACTTTGATTGACTTCACCATGCCCCTTGGAATCTGCGAGCGCCCGTTGTGATGGCCCGCTTCGTCCGTGTCCTGGGCGATTACGATGTGCTCCTTGGTTTCCCTGACGAGGAACCCGACCGACAACGCAAGGGCGGGCTCGTCCTTCTCCACTACCTCGTCCGACCAACCGCTGGTCAATTCCGAGGCATCGTTCCAGACAACCTCGACCATTGGGTAGTGCTGGAATGGGCGCTTCATTCAGTGCTTCTCGGGGGCATCTACTTCAAACTCAATCCCACTCGCTCGTATATATAGCTCCGTGTCCGCATCCAACAGGAGCATGAAACATCCGGCCTCTCGCACCAGCGACACCCCAACAATCGTCCTGCCAAGAAGTTTCGTAAGGATCTTGGCATCCGCCCTGACCTGGGCCGCGTCGCTCACTTTCGCCTTTCGCGCCTCTCCGCTCTTTGCTCAGCCTCCATTACCTTTATGGTCTGGAGGATCTGCTGGGTGTTCTGGTCAATGATCTTGACGTGCTCGCGGACTTCGCTAATGGCTTGGCGCGTGTCCTTGCGGTCCTCCTGCTGGCGCGTCTCGATGTGGGAGATACGTTCCTTTGTGCTGCCCCTTTCCACTTGAGCCTCGCTGTAGACAGCCAAAGGCCCGCCGATCACCCCGGCAATGAGCAACACCGTCCCAACAGTGATGGGCTTTTTCTTTTCGTCGCTCATCCGATAGTCCCATCAGGCAGGACGCGCTTAGGGCTTAACAGTTTCATCTGCGCGAAGAACGCGACAACCTCGGCGTGATCCGCCGGCAAACTCTCCTGCCCCTCAGATTGCTTCACCGTCCACAGTCCATAAATCGTGCCGTCAGGCTTACGGCCTACGTAGTAAGTCATGAATTCCTCCGCGCCCATTTGAAACCGCATGTGCGGACGGTGTAGGTATCGACGGTCGAAAACTCGGCCCGAGCAGCGATTGTTCCGGTGGCGCTAGTGCGCACTTCCATCTGGCGAGTTTCCTCGATTGCCGTCGTTGAGGACGTGAAGTTCGCGTTCGCTGACGTAACCGCTGCATCTGTCTCGTCCGGACACATAACACGCGCCTGAAACGCGGTGGATGCGTCGTACATCAGAATAGTGAGATCGGCCAAGGTCGAGAAGTTGAGCGGCACTTTGACCGCATCCGTGCGGCGCGCATTGCCGAGAGTAGATGCAAGGCTTACATCTGCGGTCGGAGCGTCCCAGCGAAAGTCGAGACCACCGCCCGGCAGTTCGTATGTCTCGAATGCGACGATGGTCCCGCCCACCCGCTTGAACCAGCCGATCAGCCGCTTGTAGTCGTAGTTGCTCGGCATGGTGGGGGCTGTTGGAGACAGAGAAAACAGCGCATCCACCACCCCGGTATCGGAGCGCATGATCAGCCAGATGTAGTAATCGCTGTTCCCGATTGCCCCGGTATCGAGACCTCCCTGATTCGTGCCCACCGCCCAAGCTGCATCCAGACGCTTGGTGATCGCTGAAGCAAGAACTAGGTTCCTGACGTTGGTGGAATCCCTGCAGGAGCCCACGGCGATATCTATGTCGTTCGTCGCATCGCTGGCGTTGTTGGCGTAGGTCAGACCAGAAATGAACATGCGGAAGGAACCGCTGAGGGCGATGGCTACCGCAGCCTGGAGAGCCTGTAGGTCAGCCTGGAGAGTCGCCGCATCCCCGGAGTCGGGCTGGTTGGAGGCTGCGGTCTGAGACCAAGTGTTTAGGTCCGTACTGATGTTTGCCATTAGTCCTTACAGTCCGTCTCACGACGGTCTAGTTACATGGTGGTGTGGTAATCTGAGCCGATGGAGTGGTGGCAACCGCTAGCCCCGGCCCTCGGGATGCTTCTTTACTTCTACCTGCTACCTCGGAGCGACAGCACCTCCGCTGAGGAGTCCGCCAACGCCAGCAAGAAGTTGCAGGCGTCTTATGACTTCGGGCGACGCTGGGGCAGTCGTTTCAGGAACCTGCGCGTTAATCGCTCGTCCGACCGCACGCTGGTTTAGCACCGGCATCGCAATCGCTCTGACCGCTGCGGCGGTGGTCGGAAACCCTGGCAGACCACCCGCAATATTCGCCAACGTCGAAGCCGTGTTGGAAGTGTTCACCGTTGCAACGCTCGGGATGGAGTTGGCATAAGCCCCGACCCTGGCAATCCGATTCATCGTCTCGATTTCGGTCTGATCGAAAAACGCTTTAAGCTTCTGCGGACCAATGTCTCGGAGGGCTTTCGCAAGCCTCTCAGGGGCGAGAACCTTGTCCCCAGCCATGTTCTCCCCGAACGCAGCCCGTTGCAGTTGAGCGCCGATCTGCGCGCGAGCTTCTTGGAAGGCTTCAGGACTAGCCTTCTTCAGCATCGTCGCCATAGCGTTGACTTCCTTGGCGTCGCCGTTGAGGACGAATTTACGAACGAAGGCGTCAGCAGACGCCGAGCCGTTAGCCGCCGCCTCTAGTGCTGGGATGGCTTCGTGGAGCGCAAAGCGCTTCTTCGCCATGCCGCGAGCTGCGTCAAACATGGATTTCGCATCTGCGCCCACGTTGTCATCAATGGGCGCTTTGTTCAGCGCGTCGCGGACTTTCCCGATAGCAAGAGCCTGTGGGCTTTGGCCGGCAGCACGTTGAGCAGAGGATAGAACCTGATCGATCTGAACGGCTGTGTTGACGTTGAACGGGATCTTCCCCTCAGCAATGCCATTCAGGTAGCTGCGGGCCTCGGTCGGCAGGTAGATGCCGAGCATGGACTCATCGAGCGCCCTGTTTGCCGCATTGGCGAAGGCGACATGATCCATAGGGGCAGCGCGGCCTACGTGGTCCCTAGCGGCTCCGTAAGCGTCGTCTACGGTGTTTTTCAGGCCCTTGTCTACGGTTTGCAGGGCTGCGCTGATCCTCTCTCCAGCCGTCACCCTGTCCGATGCGCCTTGGGCAAAACCACCAATACGCTCCTGAAGCACCTTGTTCTGAGCGTCAAAGCGGTTCATCAGCGGATCGCCCACCCCGGCAACGCCGCGAAGGTTTCTCTCCCTTGCGAACTGCGCCGGGTCTCTGGTGATCTGGCCTAGCGTCCCCTCTATCCCGAGCGCTTCAAAATCCTGCTTGCGCATGATGGCCGCAGCGTCAAGTTGCTTGCCGCTCTTGAGGGCTTCGTTTACCTGCTGACGAAGCGCCGCCATCTGCTCCTTCGGGATGTCCTCTATCCTCTGCCCGACATCCGCAAGGGCTTGGCGGAGGATGTTGTCCGTTTCGAGCGAAGCCTGCGCAGCACGTAGTTCAGCCCTACCGCTGAACTTGTCCAGCGCCCTCGAAACATGGGGGGCTGCGGCTTCCATGACCTTTCCGAGAACCGGAGTGGCTACCGCTCCAGTAACGGCCCCCAGGCCGATTTGAGCCGCCTTAGACGCTCCGAAATTCTCCTGCCCCTCCTGATCCAGCACCGGGGTTACAAGCCCGCCAGAAGCCCCTAGAACGCTCCCTGTGGCCGCCATGCGCGGTGCGGTGGTCATCGCCTTGGCAGGGATGAAACGCGCTCCTGCGGCGTTTACAGGGCTCAGAACGTTGCCCGTCAGTCGGGCGGCATCGAAGCCTGGTTCTTGGCCTTTAGGCGCGGTGGCTTGACGCGCTGCCTGATACTGCGTCTCGGTGTCGGCAAGCTGCTTATTCACCGCCTCGCCGCGAGGGTCGGCAAAGAACCTGTCGCCGATGGTCTGGAGGAGCGGGCTATCGCTGTTCCGCATCTTGGCCGGCAGGTAGTCCAGAGCGGACGTAAGCCAGTTTGGCGATGCATTGGCGAGGACTTGAGCCCCAGCGTCGATAGGGTCACGCAGCCCTTGGACAATCCGCATCGGGACGCCGGCTTGAACCTTCTGAGACAGGGTAGCCGGTACCTTGGGAGACTCGGCTTCCTCCTCCATCCTCATGCGAGCAGACGCAAGCGCTATAGCCCGCTTCTGCTCAAGGGTTAGTTCCACAGCGCTCTTTCTTGCGGGGTCATCCGCTCCCAAACCTTGGGATCAATGCCGGGAGGCACACCGGGCGCAGCATTGGGAGCGCTTTTGTCATACTTGCCATGCAACTCACGCACTGTCTTAAGCGCTGCAAGCCTTATAGCAGTAGGCTTAGAGGCATCGCCAATGTCACCAGCGGCCTCGCGGTAGAGCTGGGCGTCGCGGTCGGACTGCGGGCCTTCCATGCGCGGCATCTTCGCCACCAGTACGCCGGCGATGGTCTTGAGCTGCGCGGCCTCCGCAGCACCCGGAGGGGCATAGCCGAACAGAGACGCCACCCAATCAGCGCCGGCACCGATACCGCTGCCAGTGGGAGCTTGGCCCCTCTTACCGCCGAGATCCTGACGCGACCCACCTTTCAGGATGGTTTCGGCCTTGGTGATCGCATCGGTAAGGCCGCTCATGTTGAACTCTCGCTTCCCCTCGGCCTCCGCCTTCTGCTTGGCAGCGGAGGCCGCGACTTCCTGAATCATCTTCGGGGAGAGTGGGAGTCCTGCACTGTTAGTGGCTGGCTGCGGGAACGGTGGGACATTCGACACCGGCATGGAAATTGAAGCCATAGGCGCAGCACTCGGTGCCGCAGTGAACGGCGGCGTTTGCTGTCGGCCCTGAATCGAGGATAGGGTAGGAAGCCCGCCGGGCAACATGCCGGTGTTGTAGTAGGTGTTAAGTCCCTGCATGCCAAGCTCTGTATCGCGCTGACCAGCCGCGACACGTTGAGCAAGTGACATTTGATTGAAATCGCGGTCCTGACGATCAAAGGCCCCGCGCTGCTGCGCAGAAAGGTTGTTGAACGTGAAGCGGTCCCAATCGTGACGCGCACTCTCTCCCGGCGTCATGGTCTTTGGGATAACCGCCGCGCCTGCCGCGCCTGTCTGCGGGTTCCACGGCATGATGCCGCTGCCAGTGTCCACCGGCTGAAGATTCGGCGGAGCCGTATAGATCGGAGTATTCCCACGGACGAGAGATTGCCCAGGAGAGACCGCACGCGTTTCCGTCGCGCTTTTGATGTACGCCTGAGGATTGGCCAGGAATAAACCACGCTGATCTGCAGGAAGTTGAGCCGCGAACGCTTCGATAGCCGCCCTAGAACGCTTCGCGTCCTCTAGACTCTGCTGCATCCCCTGCATGTGCAGGTTGCCGAGCGCTTCTTTCTGGTTGACGATCCGCGCGTCGTTGTAGGCATTTAGCCCGGTCAGCATGCCCCTGCCTGCCGCACTCCCGAACGACTGCGGTACAAGCGATGGACCGGACGAAGCCAGCATCCCACCACTGGCCGCGAGTAAAGCTTGGGTAAGCGGATCGATGCCGAGCATTAGCTAAAGAGCCTCCCAAGAGCCGCACCACCAAGAGCCCCGCCGAATAGATTGCCTATCTTGTTCTCGAAAAACGGCTGTGAAGTCTGCGAAATATTCGGGAAGAGGCTGTTGTATTGCGTGTACGGGGACATTGCATTCTGAGTCCGCGCACTTGCAACACCAGGCAACGCCCCTGCCGCCGCGAGCTGCTGCTGTTGTCCGGTCGAGAACAGGTTTCCGATGGACTGCTGTGCGCCGAGCTGATTCTGACGCTCTTGGGCGTAGTTCCCGCCGTAGATGCTCGTTGCTAGATTCCCAAGGTTTTCACCAAGCCCGTATTGGTTCCTCGCCACCATCTGCTGATAAGCAGTGTTGCCGCCCATCGTCCCAGGGCCATTGAAGATCGCGTCAGTCCTCGGTTGAGTGGTGTTGAGGTAAGTATCCGTCACGCCTCTTGCGGCCTTGGCGTACATGGCGTCGAGGTACGGATTGGAATTGAGGTAGGAACCGCTGGCCGTGCCTTGGAGAAGCCCCAAGGCAGGATTGGCGTTCAGGCTGTCGCCGCGAGCAAAGGCGGAAAGCGCGTTCTCGGAGGTATCGAGAGCACCTTGGTTCTGCATGAGCAGCTGATCGCGTGTTCCTCTGGCTTTGTCGATGTTCTCCGTGATGTACGGCTTAAGCCATTCCGGCACGTCTTGGACGGTCGTAATCGTCCCAGCAGGCTTGGAGCCTCCGCCGAGCATGCCAAGGCCAGCGCCAATACCAGCGCCTAGTAGTGCATTACCAGCACCGCCTAGAAAGCTACCTGCGGCGCTTCCAGCAGCGCTACCGGCTCCACTACCAGCCGCAGCGCCAGCAGCGCCCAAGCCGAGAGAAGCTCCGAGGCCCGCCATAGAAAAGGATTGGCCGGGGAAAGAGTTGAGCGGGAGTTGTCCCGTTACATCTACGGTGCTTCCCCAATTTGCGCCAAACTGGCTGGGGTCTGGCGTCGCATTAAAGGAAGTCCACCCGCCGCTACCAACATCCGAAACTCCAGCACTTGCTGTAGCGCCGTCCCAGAAGCTTCCGGGGGCGGAGGCTTGCGCACCACCCACGCCAGCCCCAGCAGCTCCAGCCTCGAATCCAGCGAGCCCGCCGTAAGTACCGCCAGCCATGCCTGCAGCGCCGGTAAGAGCGCCGACACCGAACGGCACCGCCGCCATGCTCCCTATGATTGCGATGTCGCTAGGAGTCAGGAAGTCGCTGGCCTGATTCATCTTCGCCCAGCCAGACCCAGGAGAGGCTTCGCCCCACTGAACATTTCCGGCCTGATTCGGGGCCGCAAACGACACTCCATCCCAACCCATGGAAGCGTTATGCCAAGCGTGCTGCGGGCCTCCTACCTCCATGCCCGTATTCGGGTCGTATGCCTGCCTCGCCTGCGTGCCGCCTTCAACGGAAACAGGCTGGTAGAAAAGCCCATCTCGCATTAGCTCCGGGTTTGACCGGATCATTTGTTGAATAAGCTGAACTGGAAGCGGCATTAATCCCCTAGGTGAAAACGAAGTTTTCTACTGCGACACCCCACACGCCGGAGCCAAGATCCACCGCTCCACCTGTGTTGTTGTTGAGGCAAATCGTTACGGTGTCGTCAGCCGATACATACCCACCAGCAATCAACCCCTGAAGGCTGTACGGAGGGAAAACACGAACATGCGCCCTGATCCCAGCCCTTACGCCAGTTACCGTTACCGTCGTAGTGGCGTTGTCACCATCGGCTATCGACGCCGGATTCCACGTCACCGTGGCGGTGAACTGCGTAAGCCGCGCAAACTCCAAGTCGATTGTCCGCAGCAGCCTCGCAAATACCTGCGCCGCGTACTGAACAGGCGTCTGCTGCGCTAATGCGGTCCTAGTCGGTGCCGTCATCCTGCATCTCTAGGTCTAAGGCCGAGGTCTCAGAACTCCCGTTGTCGTCCACCTTCAGCCGGTGCCACCTTGCAGAGCGAAGAACATCGAACCTGTTATTCGCAAGCGTTACCGTCGTGTCGTTAGTTAGCGAATCCCCGAGGGAATCCCGATACATCGGCGTAAGCTGCGAAGTCGTCGGCTTGGTAAGGGCACGAGGACGAACGCGGGTAAGCAGAGAAACACGCCCATCTATCCCAATGTCCCCGGTCGTGTAGCTCGAATCCCCAGGAGTCCCGGTCAACGTCTGCGCTACGTGCGACGTGTTGAAGAATGCTGGTACTAATTTCCCCGCGAACCAGAACGGCGAGCCGTAGGAAATAGAAGGCAGGGCCGCGTAAGTTGCATACGCAGCCTCCAACTGCGCATACGTCAACCCGTTCTGCAGGTAGGTTGACGCCATCTCCGCAGAGCGGTCGTCAATCCCCCATTCGTTTACACGGTAGTTGTAAACGACGCAGCTATCCAAAGCTCCGGTAGAGCTCGACGTGCTCGGGTAGAAGAAGTAAACGAGCGAATTAACCGGGTCATGCACCCCCACCGACAGATAAGCAAAATCGGTGTTCAGCCTCGCAAAGAACCAGTCCTTCAACTGATCCCCAATAGGGATCGGCCTCGATCCGTCGTACAGGTAGAAGTTGTCCGCCCCCATGAACACATGGGCTGGACCCCCGCCGGGGAGAACGATAGGAACCACCGCTTCCTGCGACTGCGCACCCACAGCGGCAGATACTTCCTGCGGTTGCCATACAACAGGAGGCCCGACGTACAGGAACAGGTACATGGCCCGTTCCTTGTAGATCACCAGCCCATCGCCAAGCCGGCGCATCGCCCGAATAGCTCCTGGCGAAGAAATCAGCCTGTCGGAAGTGCATTGCGTAGAAGCCGCAGGCGTCCAATCGGTGTAATCGCCTTGAGCACTACACCACCATCTATCAGGCTCATCGGCTCCCGCACCACCGCCCAGCAGGTTCCCCTGGTCGTTCGTGTCCGCAATGAACACGAACTGATTGACGGTCTCGACAATCGCGGCCTTCGGTACAGAAGCCCCGACGTTGGCGAAGTCCGTACCCGAGGAGAGGAATTGCAGGATGTCGCCCTTTTGCGTTGCAAGGCTTACATCACCGAACTGAGCGAAGCGCCAGCGTTGGTCTGAGGAAGCGTTATAAGCCCCCGAAACCCGCGTTACCGTTTCCCACGTCGAGCTATTGGCAAGGTAGAGATTTGAAGTCGTCCCGGCAACGAACCGCACCGTACCGTTCAGCGTCGTCAACGTGGCCGCACCGATACACGCAGCAGCAAGAGCAGGCAACCCCACCGACACAGCCGAAGGAGCGGCCTTCATGCCCTTAGTGGTCGGATACCTCGCAGAGCAGGCGGTGACTACTCCAGGCTTAGAAGGGTCGGCATCAGGCATGAAACCCTTCAGCGGGTAGAGCATTACGACGCTACGCGCACCTGTAGAGCACCACGCGCATAGGAATCTCGCTTGTCCTGCGAGTTAAGTCCGTTGATCGCAGCAGCAAACAGCCGATACCACGTATTCAGCCTTTCATCCTTCCCGATGAAGGGCATTGCTTCGATCAGCGTCCCGTAGAGGTACGCATTCGGAGCGTTGGTGATAAGCCAGTTCGTCGCGTTGCTCACCGACAAAGCGTCCATCGCCTTGTAGTAGTCGTGAACGTATCCAGATCCACCGTTCGAGCCGCCGATCTTGATTGCCCCGTTCAGGACCGTAAAGAACGAGGCTTCGCTTGTCTCAGACTCCCACGCCGCGTTTTCAGCGGCAGGCTGGTAAGTCAACGTCTTGTTCTTTCCGCCTACCGTGATCGTCAAGCGGATCGTTTCCAGATACCCGGTGGGAATAGTGATCGAGCCGCTAGAGACCGCCCCTGTATCACGCTGCTGCATCGCCCTTACCCTCAGAGGCTCCGAGGGGAACATGGGGTCTTTGCTGCCGTAGTGGATGCGGGCCTCTGCCAGTGAAATGAACTCCTCGATTCGGCTTGAGAGTCCGTCCCGGTGAAGCCATGAGGCCGCAGCGGTCTTAAGCTCGGACCACGTAGAGATCGCCATTAAGCGCTAAACCGCTCCTTGAGTTCGTTTGCGGCTTGCTCAATCGGCCAGCCGTCAATGTTCCTGAACAGCCTCACGCTGGAGTACCAGGGAAGCGTATTTTGCGTATTCGGTCCATAGCGCCATTGGCTATGCTTGTTCACGAAGCACCAGCATTCTTTCCCCAGCGCGCCGGCTAAATGGATGACAGCGGTTTGCATGGCAACCACCAGATCAAGCGCCTCCACCAACGAAGCTGTATCGTCATAGTCCTTCGTGATGGTCGCCTTCTTGTACTGCCGCAGATCAATCTCAGGATGCTGCATGCGGAACTCCGCTATTTCCGCTTCAGCGTCCTTGTACTGGAGGCTCACCCAGATAGCATCAACAGCCTTGAAGATCGGCAGAAGCTCGCTCAACTTCCAAACCCGATGCTTTGCATGCGTGTGCTCCATCCCGCCAGACCACGCGATCCCGATAACCGGCTTTTTCTCCCTGCTGAACTTCCGCTTCCACTTCGCGGCCTTTACCGGATCAGCCTTCAGGTAAGGCGTGCCAGGGCAGGACTCGGGATTCGGCCTGTAGAACCTCGCAAGGCCATCCAGCCCTATCGACGCTTCGATCTTGTGCCGCGAGCGCCAATCCTCGCCTATCCCAGCCTCAAGCCCACTCCCTATCCCGCTGAAGGAGCCGTAAACCTCCGCATCTGGGAATGACCTTTTGAACAGCCCCGCGAGCTGTGGCCTTACATCCATCACAACCTTGCAGTCCTTAAGCACGTCGGGGACTATCGACGCAAAGGAGATCGCATCTCCAATGCCCTGCACGTCGTAGACCACAATGCTCTTGCCCTTGGCCCCATCCCAAGCAGGCTCGTCTACATACTGCATCCGCCGGCTGGACTGATCCCGACCGGAAATCTCCACATACAGCGGCCACGCCTCGGACCACTTCCCAACCCCCAGCAACGCCATTCCGAGATTCGCCCGGTTCTTGGCGTCGTCGTTCAGAGCGCAGGCAATTCTTCCGGCTATTACAGCCCGCTCCCAATCGCCCATCTGCACGAATAGCGCAGCCTGGATCTTCCTGAGAAACGCATACTCCCTGCGGCTATTCGCTACCCTCAACCCATGCTCTATGCAGAACTCGGCCTGATCGAACCTGTAAAGCTCATGCTCGATGTTCGCCAAGTTCCCCCAGCAGTAGGAGTTCTTGCTTCCTATTCCAGCCGCTCGCCTTGCAAACTGATACGCGGTCGTCAACCGCCACGCCTTGTAATTGATCTTGGTAGCGCAGATCAGCGCCCCCAGATCGTCTGGGTCTGCCTTTAGGGCACGATCACAATAGGCCCAGGCTCGGTCGAGGTCTCCTGCTTCTGCGTACTCGATGCCCTTCTTGACCCAAGCGCGTGTGTCTTTTCCGTGTACTTGAGTCGCGGATAGTTCTCGTTGATCTCCCGCAGCACTGCGGGCATGTGATCCGGGTTGTATACGTTGATCCCTTTTTTGAGCAGTTCGTGTTGGACCGTTACCGGAATGGAGCAATACTTCCTAAGACCCTTCTTAGGGTCGTCTGCTGACCGCGTGTTTCTCGTTTCCGCCGTAAGGGCCAGAAGCGGCTCTACGTCCTGCTGGTAGGTGACGTGAACGAGATCATCGTCGTCGTAGGCGTTGTTGATCTCTGTAACCCCAGAATAAGGGTCATATTCCGTCCACCTGATATGGCTCATAGCGTCCCTAGGTGAAAAGGGGCGAGCCCGAAGACCCGCCCCTTAAGCCGGCGTTGTTTAGCCGACGCAGTTCGCCACTTTTGCAGAGGCGTTGTGGTTACGGCTGATAAGCGTGTACTCAGCGATGAGCTGACGCTTCTCGCCGTCGCCGGTCTTCGCCAGTTCTTCCATGAACGGCGAGCGGAGCATGCCGACAGCCCAGTAATTCGGGTCGAGGCACAGCACCGTTGCACCGCGCACATGGCGGTGGAGGATGAAGTTGTGCGTGCCGAACTCCGACACGTACACATCCACCGAGCCGGCGATGACAGGCTTCGTCTTGCCAGTCACGTTGTGGGTCTGATCCGCAACCCCAGCGAACGAGGACGCAGTACGCTTGTTCCCCGCGTTCATCAGGATTGCCGTCGCGTTGCCGCCGTCCTCCCACGCGAGTTGCAGAGCCGCAAGGAACTGCGTCTCGTTGAACGCGCCAGTGGTCGAACCATCGGTCGGCGAGGAAACCACGTTGTTCGCAAACGCAGCGGTGGAGCCCGAGGCCGTGGTCGTCGCCTTCACTCCGTTACCGGAGTTGTCGGTCGAGGGAATCCACGACTCGATGCCGCCCGAGGAACGGGCAGTCGCCGAACCACCAGCCGAGGACGCCTGGTTACGCACCAGGGCGTATTCCATGTCGTTCTTCAGCTCCTTCATCTGCTTTTTGAGCTGCCGCTTGATCTCCGACTTGCGGCCAGCCTTGGACACCACTTCCTGAGTGCCCGAGATGAGGAACGTCTTGCGGCTGATCTGGCAATAGTTGCCAACCCGAGCGGGAGAGGCAACCGTCACCATCGTCGCGTCGTCGCCTTCCAGTTGCCGGTTGGCGGTGACACCGACGAGCGTGTCGGTCTCCCATTCGTGGAAGGTCGCTTCGGCCTTGACGCGCTCGAAGTTCGTAAGGCAGTACGTGTCCAGGGGTTCCAGTTCCCAGATCACGTCCTCAAGGTCTTCGCGGTTGCCGCCGCCCGAGCCTACGCGGTAGGAATCGGTAGTGCCAGTAAGTTGAGCCATTTATCGCTTGAACATCCTGTCGAGTTTCAGATCCAGAGACTTATCGAGGAGGGCTTTCTTCCGCTCCGGGTCTTTGGCCTGATGGAGTTGTTTAACCGTGTCCGCGTATTGCGCCTGCGCAGAAGCTACCGGCTTGGTAGCTCCCGGCTTGACGACAGGCGGGACACCCGCTGCGCGTTTTGCGGCGAGTGGTTTTGCGGCTTGCAGTTGGTCCCATTGCTGGGCCTTGTAGAACGCAGAGACAAGACGAGGATCGAGCGAGAGTTGCCCGACTTCGTGATCCGACAGACCAACCGACTTCCCGTAGTTCAGCACCCCCTCATGGGTCTCCTTCGACCACTTGGGGACTTGCCGGGTCAGAGCATCGAATGCCTGCCGAGCGAGCTGATTACGAACGCCGTTGACGTGTTGCTCGAATTCCTTCTGCTTACCGTCAAGACGTTTCGTTACTTCGGCCAAACGCTCCTTAAGCTCGCCCTCGGCAAGCTTGGTGCGCATGGTGGTTTCAAAGTCGAGCGTCTGCCACTGCACGTTCTTGTACTGCTTGAGCGCCGCTTCCAGTTCAGCCTTTTCGGAGAGATCCTGAGAGGCTGCTTGCTGGAAAGCCACTTCGATTTGCCGCTGCTGCTGTTGCAGCTCGACCATACGGCGCGCATCCGCGACCTCTTGGGTCTTGCGCGTATAGTCTTTGTAACCCTCGGCGGTGGACTTCCACTTCGTCGCCGCCTCTTTCGGCAGCTTGAGCTTCAGCCCTTCCCATTCGATTTCTTCTTCGGAATCTGCTGGAGCCTCGACAGGTTCCTCCGCAGGTTGCTCCGCTGCCGGGGTCTCGGCAGTCTGCTGGGTTTCTTCTTGCGGCTCTTCACTCGGAAAGAAGCGGTCCAGCTTCGCATCAATCGAGGTTTCCGAATCCGCTTGCGCGGGTTGCTCGGTGACTTCAGACATGCACTTCTCCTAGAAGGACCGGCCCGCCGGATATATCTCCGACTAGGCCGGGTGCCCGCTGTCTCACGACATGAGGCGTTGAAAAACTAGATGACTCTCAGCCGGTCAGCGATACGCTGGCCGATGGTCTTGTCCTGTTTCAGTTGCTCGGCTGCAAACTTGCCGTCGTCTATCGCCTTCCTCAGATGCCCCATGTAGTCGCAATGGAGCTTCCAAAGAAGCCTGAGTTCGTGTGCGCCGTCCCGGTCCCTCACCGGGGAGTTCTGCCACGCCTCCACAATCGCCGCTCCTACAGCGTTGTAGGCGTTCTGGAAGGGCTCAGAATCTAGGACCGTCCTAGCCTTAGCGGCTTGGTCTAGCGCCTTCCGTAGCGTCTGTTCGTCGTTCGTCATGCACGGCTGGCAGCATCAGCCGCCGCAACCTGCGAAGCCTGCAACTGCGCTCCCGCTGTAATCTGGGCCACCACTGCCTTTGTCTGGGCATCCAGCATCGCCTTCCAGCGCTGGAAGTCCTGCTCGCGCTCCTGCCGGGCAATCTCCAACCTCTCATCAAGCATGGCGCGCATTTGCTCCAACTGCATATCCGCTTGTAGCTTGGCTTGGTCCGCCGCCGCTTTCTGCTGGACAGCCGCCATCTTCGGGTCAGGCTGCTGCGGCACCGGCTGATCTCCGGGGTCTTTCCAGAACGCCTCTGGATTCGGGAAGCCGTAGTTCTTCGTCATCTCCGTCAGCGTGTAGTGGACGTGCTTTGGTTCAGCAATCCCAAGCTGCAGCGCCCCTTCCTGGGCACGGAGGATGTTCGCAAGGTTCTGGCCCATCACTTCCTTGTTGCCCGTCCCCAGACCAACGGAAATCTTCAGGTCCGAGCGCTTGCGCCACTGGCTGGGATCAATCGGAATCCACTGGCCCCTAATCCTGACCTTCTCCTGCCGGCTTACGTCGGCGTGCTTGATCGTCAGCTCATGAACGATCTGGAATAGCTCTTTCACGCCCTCGGCAATCACCCTTGCAATCATCTCCACCCGCTGAGAGGCAGCGGACGTAAGCTGGGCAATACCCGAAGCGGTCTTGTTCAGCGCGTTCTGATCGGACCCAGTGAAATACCTGTTCGTGCCGGTGCGGTTCTCCCGCATCTGGCTCACATAGTCCATCATCGTTATCGCATGATTCGCAATAAACGGATGCTGGAAGGGGAAAATCTCTTGGCTCGGCACGCCGTTAACCCGAACAATCCCACCAGCCCTGCTTACAAGCATGTCGTCAAGGTTCACCTTGTCCGAAATGCCGTACCTGCCGTTGTTGGCGAGGTACATGTTGTTAAGAGCCTGCCGCCAGAGGACCGTGTTGATCCTCTGCAGATCAGTTACCGCGTCCCTGATCGAAAGGCCGATGTGACGGTGCGGTAAAGGCGTAGGAACGATTGAGGCAACCGGGATGCCGTTGCACTCCTCTTGATGCAGGACTTGGCTCCCGACGACGATGCAGAACAGTAGCTCCGCAATCCCGTCCTCGTTGTAGTCGTGCCTGATCCAGACCATCCTGACCTTGTGGCGAGCCATAGTCTGGTCCGAAGCCCCATCATCCCGACTCTCTCCCAAGTTATCGCGGGCCTCATCTTCCGGCGTGTCCCGGCCCTCTTCCCCGCCCTTCAAGACCTCCGCATCAACCTGCAACCCCATTTCCTTGATCTCGGAAAGGGTCTTGTGGTCCCAATATTCAAAGTAATTCGCGCCCTTGACGCTGAAGCTCGGCGTGTTCTCGTCCACCTTGCAGCGCTCCGGGGGAAGAACGCACAGCTTTACCTGCCCCTTGTGCCTGGTTCTCTTTACCTCAACGTCGTGCAGCATCGGGGCCTGCATGCTCGCAACGGCCTGCGCCATCGCATCCATAGCGAAGGGAAGCCCAGGCTGCTGCCCCATCGGATCGGGATAGGTCGAGTACCCGACGATCTCTAGTTCCCCGTCCTGCATGAGCATGGCGAACTCGTCGTCCGTCAGCCCGAAATACTTCTCCGACTCGACCTCTACAGACTTATCGAAGTAAGCCATGCAGTAGGCGTTCTTCGTCAGTAAGGCGTCAGCGCTCCAGTCGTAGAAGATGCGAAACCAATCATTCTTTTCCTGAATGACGTGGTTTATGTAATCGGACTCCTGTTCCGCCTGCTCCTCATCCTCCGGGCCTATCGGGTCGAACTTGCAGACCCGCTCACCCCCGGTAAAGATTCGCGCGAGGGAAGGCTTGATGCTCTCGATGGTGTCGAATGTGTCACGTGAAACAACCTGACTTTGACCTTCGACTTCATCACCGTATGGCTCGCCAAGGTAGTCCTCGATTGAGCGAGCGCGGATTTGGGAAAGCTCGCCGTTGTTGTCTGAGCCATAGGCCGCTGCTTCCGCCTTGTTGATCGCGGAAAGTAGCGCTTTGGTGTCGGGCATCTAGTCCTTAATAGACCTTCAACTTGTAATTGATCGGCTTGTTCCAGCCTGGGTTAACCGTGCTCGCAGGGTCTTGGTACGCAATGCACATGAGACCGAACGCATCGGCTCCGTGGCTAGACCAGTCATGCTCTGGGCCAAGCCCAACACCACGCTGCTCGTCCCGCTTTTCGTGATACCAGCCCAAGGCTTCCCTGCCAGCCTCGGTCGTTTCCTCGTTGAACCAAACCATCGGGAAGCGCCTACGTGCGGACTCGATCCTCTGCTTCGCAGCGCCCTTGCCCTGATTCGGAACAACCGTCACCGCATAGCCGGCTGACTTGAAGGCCGACTCAAACGACACATCAATAACCCGGTCATGGGTCTCACCATCATGGGGAAGCCATATCTGCACCTTGCCCGGCCCGTAGCCGTTCTCCCGCATCCAGGCTAGATGGACCGACAACGGCTGACCCTGCGCTTCGTAGTAGTTCAGCACGCGGATTTCTCTACCGACAAACTGCGCTATCCACATAGCGAAGGCGTCTGCCTTTGCGCCTGTCCCGCCGATGTCCACATAGGCCCTTAGAGCCATCAGCGGATCAGCGCCTATCCGGGTGATACGTCCTTGCGTCCTGGCCTGCAGCAGATGAGCAGCAAAGTAAGCCCCAGCAAGGACCGTTGCATACGCCCCATCCCATATGTGCGGATACTGCTCCGGGCGCTCTGCAAGATCCCGCTGGCGGTCCCGCTCTAGCTTCGCGGGGAATTTCGGGTTGTCCTTCCAGTTCAGCTCTACGAACTTGAACCTAGGGTCTTTCGAGTTCCTGAACCGGCTTTCCACAGCAGCGGTCTTGCGCTTCGGGTTCCACGTCACCCATAGCTCTGCGTTCCAGCCTTCCCCCTCCTCCCGCAGCGTCGGGATCAGGGTTGACCAAGCATCGTCCGTAACTGGCTCTGCCTCATCCACCCAGCAAAGGAGAATCCGCCCCTTCGACTTGATCGAGGCGATGTTCCTGTCCAGGCCTGCGAAGGTAAACGCTATCCGCCCGTCCCGGCTCTTGATGTACTTCTCGCCGCAGTCGTAATACTCGGCTAGAAAGGGCTCTTCCTCGATGGCCCGCTTACATTCTTCTAGCGAACTATCGTCCAGCGAGTTCATGAACTGGCGAGCGCAGAGGATGATTCCCGACTCACCGGCCTGTCCGTGGATGTAACCCCGAACAGCAGCCATCTTCGCAAAGCTGCGGGTCTTGCCTGACCCCCTACCCCCGTACGCCCCTCTTACATCCGCCTGCCCGAGAAATACCGGGATGAGTTTAGGCGGGAGGGCTACCTGTACCGAGTCCAAGCGATGCCGTAAGCGGGGCCAGTTCAATGCGGCTCACCGTCCGCAGCGGCCTATCCGCGTCCCCGGCAATAGTCTGTGTTGGCTTGCCGTCGATCCGGTCCCCAATCTCTTTCAGGGCCGTAACGTCGCCTTCCTCTGCGCGAGCAATCAGCTTCTCAGCAAGAGCGCGCAGCTTCTTCCCGTCCTCCGCAAGCAGGGCACGGCGCAGCGTGTCTTCCCACAGTTTGTTCTTCGTCGCGTTCTTGTTTCCTACCGGAGCGCCCTGCATTTGACTCAAGCACCAAACCTTTGATGTAACGAAATAAGTTCTTCACGCGGAACACGGACGATTTTCGACAGTTGGTCTATTTTCCCGGCCTTTTGCCAGCGCCCAACGCGCCCCGCAACCCACTGAAGAACCTCTCGCGCCATTTGCTGCGTATCCGTCCTCTTTTCCCAAGGAATATGGTTGCCGTGCAGTACGTTCTTCAGGGCGCAGCCTTCCGCCATCCGTTCGGCTATCCGCTTGCGCTCAAACGCCAGAGCATCCCACTCCTCTTTAAAGTAAGCGACGATGACAGGCTTCCCGCCAAACCTGCGGGCCGAGGCATTAGCCCGCTCCTGCTGCCCCTTGCCGACGTACACCACGCGGCCATCAACAACGATCTCGTAAACAAAGAACCGCCACATGGCCTTGTAGCAGTCCCAGCAAATAGCCAAACCATATGCCTGCCTGTACCGGAATGCTTGCTTCGGCTCGGCGGAGTTAACAGAGCAATCGCAAACGCGATTCAATGCACCACCCCTTCCTGCACTTCCACGCCCTCAGCGCGTACCTCGTCCAAAGCGGCTCGAAAGCGCTCTGGCGTCAATCCCGTATCGGCAACCGATAACGGAGCCTTGGCGTTCAGAAGCGCCCTTAGTAGCAGCCTCGCGTCGTCACTAAGCATGTGCCTTCCTGAATGGGTGGCGGCGGCAGCTTTCGCTGCTTGGGATAAAGGTTGAGTGAAACCCGTTGCCCATAACGCGGGGCCTCTGCGCGCACTCACGTCGCCGTTGTTCTTAAGCCATCAACCAGCGTTGATAAGCGTCCTCAATGGTTTGGTAATCGTCCCGGTCGTTCCACACCAGCATTTGCTTGGGACTAGCCCAAGGGTATTGGTCCCCCGGATACCAGCCCTGCCATGCGTAGAACTCTGTGTTTGTTGAGATTTCCCCGGCCAGCTTCTTGAGGATGATGTATGGCCGGTGCTTGGAATACTCGGAGAGAACCATCGGCCCCGCGTTTACTCCGATGTTCAATTCCGCCAGTTCGTGAATCGCGCAGCGCTCTTCAAGGTCGATTGGTTCGTCCTTCAGGACGTAGGCGTTGTGGTCTAAGGCCCACCGCTCCCAATCTTTGCCTGAGTTCCGCGCGTCCTGATACTTCGTCTTGCGAAGGTGGCAAACGATCCGTTTCCCGCGAAGCCTGTCCGCTGCCTTGCTCTTTGCTTCATCGCTCGGCATGAACGGCTCCGGGGCTTTGATGCTCCTTAGCCAGCCGACCATGTAGCCGTTGTGGATCGCCTTCCCGGATCTTGCGTACGGGGGCCAGCAAAGGTCGTAATCCTTGGGACTACCCGATAGCGGCTCGATCTTCCAGCGCATGCCGTAGAGCCTCATAGCTGGTTCTACGATGCTTCTAAGGCGCCTCTCCTGCTCTGCAGGGGTGTACCACTGAAGCTTTGCTTCGTTGATGCCAGGAACCAGCCATACCGCCTCCGCGCCGTGGTACTTGGCGAGAACTAGGAAGGTCAGGAAGTCGAACGACGGCGGGCCGATCCGCAAGTCGTACAGCGCCCATCTAGTCATGGAAGCGCGGGCAGGACTTGAACCTGCGACCTATTGGTAATGAGCCAATCGAGCTGCCCCTGCTCCACCGCGCATAGAACTTGAACTGCTGCCGTGGCATCGCCGCGAACAAAGACCGGCGCGAAGCCGGGGAAAGGAGCCCGGCGACCCACGGCCCCGAGGGTTACATCGCCACCGCTCGGTGGGCTTGTAGGTGGGCGGATGTCGCGCCGCCCCGCGACCGGGCGAAAGCCTCGATCTGGCGAGGGTGTCAGGCTTGCTCCGGGTTTCTGAGCTACTTGTCTGCTTTGAAAACTCCAGTCAACTGGAATGAATTGCGCAGACCCACCATTCTTTTGATGTAAGCCTCGTCTTCCGGCAGTTCGTCGCGTTCTGGGGCCGTACCTTGGTCCGCGTCTCGCGCGGCCTCCAATGCCGCCTTCGCCGCCAACGAGTTCCGCTTGCGCTCCATGTGCCCGCGCGTCTTCGCGTTGTCCTTCGGCGTACCCTTGCGCACATTCCACGCAGCGTAAGGCCCCTCGTCCGCAAAGCGCTGCATCTGCAGACTGTTGGGGCCGACGCCTCGACGCTCCAAGTCCTCGCCCCACCAATCCAACCACGACTGGAAGTTGAACTCCCATTCGATACCGCGACGACGCGCGTTTGCCTTCTGGCGGTCGTAGGCACCCCTCGCTGCAGAGCGATCCATAAAATCCTGATCTGGAAATGAAAAAGGCCCCTGAAGCGGGGCCTTGGTCTCGGTTTACGCGGTAGGTGGTCGCGCGTGGTGAACCGTCAATTTCGCAGGATACACAAGATTTAGTGGAAGTCAACAACTTTCTACTAGCCCTAGTACACCCCACGTTGCACCAGCCAACCAGCCACCCTTAGACGCGCCGCAGCAATGGCCTCCTCAAATCCCCTCGGGAAGCGAAACACCGCATAAAGGTATTGGTGGTAGATCGCCGCCCGCTGGGTGGGCTCCAAGCTGTTCACCAAGGAGTCAACGATCCGGGCGCAGCGGATATCAGAGGCGTCCGCCATGTCGTCAAAGCTCTGGCTGTACCCGCCCCCTACACACCCCGCAGCGGTCCTCGGGTATCCCTCCCCCACGTCGTCCCGCTTCATCCAACGTCGCCAGTTATCGAAATGCCACTCCAGCCTTGCCTCTGGCATCCCGCCGATTGTTTGTTCTTCTTTTTTTGCGGCGAGCATTTACCTCCTGCGTTTGAAGTACAGCGCCACCAGGGGGGCCTTGGGCTGCACGCTCACCAGCTCCCAGCCTTCGTTACCGCGCTCGCCTAGGTACGTCTGGAGGCTTCTTTCCTCCCCAGCAGTCACGACGTACAGGTACTCCCATCGCTCGATCTTCTTTGGTCTCATACCCTCGGCCCGAATATCGGAGAGTCAACCCAGCGGATAAGGTGCGTCCGGTAGCACTCCAATTCCTCAGCGAACACCCAGCGCCCCGCCCTCTTCTGAATTGCTGCGTACTCCCCCAGCCAATCGATTAGCGCCTTCACCACGCGCAGATCCGTCCCGTCTTGGGAGGAGCCAGCCGCAGTCGATTCCTGCGAATCGTTTGACACGCCGACGTGCTCTTGGTTTTCTTGGTTTTGGTGCCCCACGGTCAACCCTCCAGTCCTCTCCCATCATTCGGTAAACGGTCGTGGTGCTGACTCCGAGCGCCCTCGCCGCATCCCTAACACCCTCGTACTCCATGCCCTCGACAACGATGGGCCTGCGCCAGCGGTCGCGTATCAGTTTCACGGCGCGCTCCTGCCGATGAACAAAGCACCGTGGGAGTGATGCATTGGCATATCCGCTAGAGCCTTGACCTCTCCCCATCCAGACTTTTGCGACCACATGCCGTAATCCGTGCCGACGAAATGGCCAAAGATCCTCTCGGCGTTCATCAGCGTGCCGACCTCAACCAAGAACTCGCAGCGGCAGGACGCAGGATCAACTGTCGTAAGCAATCGCGCCTCATGGCCCTCGCAATCGATCTTTGCGAAGTTCGCCCAATCGAACCAGGGGCGGCAGTCCATCACGCGAACCGGAAATTCCTCGAGATCGCCGTAAGGGGCCTTGTCGCCTTTCAAGTGCGAGCCGGTGGTGTTGCCTTTGACCCGGACGAATACCGCCGTGCCGTTGCGGTCTGACATGGCCGCTTGATAGGCCGTCCACTGCGTTTTGTCGTGGCCGCTCAAGTTCTGCCGCAGGATCTTGAAGTGCTCCGGGTCTGGCTCGAAAGCATCAACCCTCATCCCCGCTCTCATCATCAGGCAGGAATGCACACCTATGTTTGCGCCTATGTCTAAGGCCGCGTGATAGCGCTGCTCATGGCCCCATTTTTCGTAGAGATCAAAGATGGCCTGCTCTTTGTCGCAGAACAGGTCATCGCTGGTGACGTTGCCGAACGAAACGAAGGGGATGCTCAGGCCGCGAGTGTTCATGCGGCCTCCGCGAGCGGTTCGCCGAACTTGATCTGGCCTTCAACGCCCCACTCTTTGGCCACTCTCACCTCTAGCAGAGCCGGCCCGGCGACACCCATGACGTACTCCAAGCCGCGCTCCCATTCGCTGAACCCAATATGCAGGCCATACGCTTCTGCTATCGACAGAAAATCTGGGCACGCCAAGCCGCCGTCATATGATGTAGACGGATACTCGCCGCCAAGCCATTGCCGCTGTGTTTGGCGGCACATCGCATGCCCTTTGTTGTTGAACAGAATGATCTTCACCGGCAACTTGTGCCGCGCCAGCGTCGCAAGCTCGGTGATGTTCACCGACAGCCCGCCATCGCCTGTTATGAGGATCACCCGCCGGCCCGTAGCGAACGCCGCTCCTATCGCCGCAGGAAGCCCGTAACCCATCGGGGTCTGATTGAAAGCGTGTACGAACCGCTGCCCGCTGAACTGGAACGCCTGCATCATCCAGGCGAGCGAGCAGCCGGTATCGCTCACGATCACATCATCGGGCTTCAGGTACTTCCCTAGACGCTGTACGAACTCGTAAGGGCCTTCGTTGCATACCGGATGATCTTTCTTCCACGCCGCAATCTCCGAGCGCCACATGCCGAACGACGGCCATGTTTCCTCGGACTGCGCCATCGCCATCAAGTGACGATCCAGCATCATCAGGAACTCCCGCGCATCCGCCCGGATCGCTCGATATAGGGGCCTCCCGATCTTCTCCATCTTGTCGAGTTCTGCCCCGTCTATATCGACCATCACCAGCCTAGCTTTTGGTGCGAAGCTGCTGGCAGGATGACCTGTCGCTTTCGTGTCGAGTCTTGAGCCTACGCAGAGGATGTAGTCAGCGTTTTGAACAGCAAGGTTTGCGAACTTGTTGCCGTGCGTCCCGAACGTACCTACCTCGGGCATAAGGTCCGCTGCGCCCCAAGTCCCGATCACCGGCACGCAGGAGATTTGCGCTACCGCCTTTGCTTCGTGCTCCGCGCCGGCTTGGTGGATGCCCGCCCCGTAAAGGAGGAGAGGGCATTGCGCCGTCATAATCTCCCCGGCGATGTCCATTACGACGTGCTGAAGGTCTAGGGTTTCTAGCATTCGGCCCTCTGTACGTCGTCCGGCAAATCCAGCAATACCGGCCCCGGCCTTCCGCCCTTGGCTATCGTTACCGCCGTTTGCAGCTCGGCAAGGATGGCTCCGGGGTCGTCTACATGCGCCGCGTACTTCAGTTCGTGCTTGTGCCGCTCAATCACCTTGCTTGCTTGGAAGCCGTAACCTCTAGTGCCGTAGTCCTTCATCCGCTCGCGGGTCTGGTTGCCGGTCAGGAAAAGAACCGGGACGGAATCGCAGTAGGCGGCAAGGATGGGGGTAGCGAAGTTGCTGGCCCCTGGTCCGCTGGTGGCAATGGCAACCCCGAAGCCGGTAAGTCTCGCGTAGGCATCGGCCATAAAGCCCGCTGATTGTTCGTGCTGCGGGCATACGAACTTGATGTCATCCCTCGCCGCGATGGAATGGATCAGATGCAGCGAAGCGCCGCCGCTAACGCAGAAAACGTGCTTAACGTGGCGGGCAAGGAATTCGGCCACGGCATCGCTAACCTTCATTCCGGCTTGCCCGCCTTGACTTCCTCACCATGCAGCCAAGTGAAAAACTCATGGTTATCGCTTGTCGGTGCCGGCTCGGAAACAATCCTCCTGCCAGACATCGTTTCAACCTCAACGTAACGCCACTTGGTTTTCTCGTACAACCCAAGCGGCATCTCGAATTCGCCCCAATCGGACATATAGAAATTCACTGCAGGAACATTACCCTTCACTCCACCCTCCGCAGTTTGTAGAGTGCGTTGTTGTTCTTCAGCCGTTCAGCAAGTTCAGGCCCGTAGGGATCGCTGACGCAGATATTCCGACCACCGATAACTTCCTTCGGCTGTTCCAAGCACCACTTGAGGCAGTCGTAGACCTTCTCCATCGGCGTTCCCCCGCCTTGGGCTATCCGCTCATTCGGCCAGCCCGCCTCGATGGTCGGCTTGTGGATCTTCGTTGGGATGTACCCAGGCCCCAGAGCGAAGAACTTGGCGTCCGGTGTTTCGTGGTCAAGCTGCTCAACCACCTTTAGCAGCGCCATCTTCCCGGCGTTGTAGGCGGAGTAGCCGGGCATGACCTTGTTGGGATTGGAGCCGGCGAGGAAGCAGACTGCGGCATCCGGCTTACGATTCGACCAGATTTGACGCAACCGCAGTACGGGCTGCAAAAGGTTTGCGTCTACCCCGACAAGCCAATCGAAATGGTCTACCTGATGCCATAACCCCACCGGGGCGACTGTGCCGATAGCGCAAAGAGCAACATCCCACGGCGTTTTAGGCATGGCTTGATCGCGCTGCCAGCCAGACACATCCCATCCCTCGGCACGCATCACAGTGGCGATGTACGAGCCAATCGTTGAGCCCGAGCCTATGAGCACGCATGACTTCATTCGCCCACCACCGCCTTAACGGCTTCCTGCGGGCCGCGAACGACATGCACCTGTCCGGGCCATCGAGCGATAAATTCAACCTGTTGCTTAGTCAATCGCCCCTCGTCAGTCTTAATCTCCACCAGCGATAGCTTTCCCCGCTGATCGCAGCACAGCAGATCCACCGGGAAGCCGATGATCTCCACCGCCACCCCGCAACGACGCAGAGCCTCCACGACCTCGGCTTGATTTGCGTCTACCTTTGCGGCGCGTCGTAAGGTCAATTCCGCCCCTCCACGGACTCGCTGTGCGATTGCCCTTCGTGAATTTGGGCATCAGCCATACAGGCGGAACAGCAGGACCGCGATAGTCCCGATGTATGCGACGTGGATAGGCCAACGAAGGACGAACTCCCCGAATGCCATCCCTGCCGCAAACCACGCGATGCCACTCATGGTCTTACGCATCTGCGACCTTGCTCTCTACCTTCTTGACGATCTGATCCGCCACGCCTTGAAGGCGAGCCCGGAACGCGCCCTTGAAAATGAACTCATCCAGAATCAGCGCGATTGCGATGAAGTACAGGACGGCGCGGTATTCGAGGATGAACGTCTTGATGTCTTTTGCGATCTCGCCAAACATGCTTTGCTCCTTGGGTTGTGGTTGTTGCGGTGGTTGCGTCTTGCGTAACTCATCTACCCTGACGATGCCTCCCGGTTTCACGTTCACCAGATCGTCCCAATTCAACGGTCTCTGCATGGCTTGCTGAAGCGCCGCCTGTTGCGCGTAAGCGGATTGCTGGGCAGCGTTCTGAAGGGCTGTCGCGCCGAGCGCCCCAAGTGATGAAGACCAACGCGATGGGTTGTTACCGTATGCCGAGCAACTGATGCCTACCGCGCTATCCCAATAATCCTGACTCACCGGATACTCGCCTCCGCTCGTCTTGTTGATTCTTGTGTGCGGCGCATCTCAGCCAGAACCCGCACCGCGTCATATCTCACCCGCGCCCTGTTCGCCTCTTTCCTAGCCGCAACCATGTTCTTCAGGTGCAGCCGGTAAGCGGCATCGGCTAGGGCCTGTCTCTCCCTCTCTGGGTTGCTCCCCTGCTTCTCACTCATGATCTCGGCCAGCACGCTTTTCTTGTTCTCCTCCAGCATTTCGGCTGCTGCGTTCTTGTCGGTCCAGTCCTCGCCGGCCGTGATGATTTCCTGATAGATCCGGTTGGGGTCGAAGTCGCTCATGCCTGCGGAATCTTCCTGCCCACGTTCGCTATGTAGGCGTTTAGCAATTCCCAACCCGGCGTAAAACTCGGAGACTTGTCGCCGCGCATCCACTGCTCCACCGCAGACTTGCACACTCCGCAATGACGGGCGATGTCCTGCACTTCGCAATCGGTAGCGGCGATTACTTGCTTAAGCACTAACGGCCAATTCGGTTTCATTCTTCTCGTTCTTCGCGTACACCTTCTGCGCGTTCCAGCCCGTCCTACGCATTGCCTCCTGCACCGATGGGTACTCGACGCCGTTGACCTTCACCGGACGCGGCTTCAGTCCAGGCCGGCCTTCCTGCCGCTTGGGGATCATCAATCCCAAAACCTTGCAGATCCGATAGACGCTGCAGCGGTCCATCCCCGCCAACTCAGCGACCCGAGAAACATTCCAGCCGTTCGTCTGCAGCATCATCCCGAAGTAGTCGCGCTGGAACTTGCGGAGTGCTGCGGTGTATGGGGCCTCGGCTTTCGGCATTAGTCGCCCCCCGCCACGGCTTTAGGAACGACACCCGGCATTCTCGGGCGAGCCTTCTGATACATCGCGTCATCCGTATGCGACGAGCAATGGCGTATGCCGTTGACCGAGCCAGAGGCCGGTTTCAGGCAGTACTCGCACAAGCTTGGCGTGATCGCCTTGGGATCCGCCTTGGGCGTGAAAGGAATGCTGCGCAGGCTCGCCTGGTTCTGGCACTTGGTCAGCCATGAATTGACGAACCGCCCCACCTGAGACTTCGGGGCCATCATGGGATTACTCACGATCCACGCGGCCATCTTCTTTAACTCGGCGTCCACATCCACCGCAGGGAAAGCATCCCGCCATGCCTGCAGTTGTGGTTCCGTCACCCCTACCCATCGTCCGTTGACCAGCTCCAGCTTGTTCTTCGTTCGTTGTTGAGCGGCTTCGATTATTTTTTGCTCAAGCCGCTCGCTTATTCGTTCGCACTCTTCCCTGACTATCTGCCTTACCCGTTCCCACCTTTCATCCATCTGCCCCTCTGATTTATTTAGACGTAGTTACCCTTACCCTTTACTCCGCACGCAGATGGAGCAAGGAACCTTTATGGCAGACCCCGTGCTGCTCGCACTATCGGAGGGGCACTCCGCCGCCAGACCGTTCATCGTGCAGGGAAGGTAGGTTGCTGCCCTGCCGGTATATCCGCCAAAAATCAGCGGATGCCGTCTTCGCTAGTTGCGTGATGGTGGCTTGCCAAGCCTCTGCCTGTATCTCTTTCGAGGGCGCGGGTCACGCCGGTCTTCTGCTTGCAACTTGCGGCGAGTCGCAGAACCATCGCCGTGTGACTCCTTTCCTTCCGCGCTGCTGGAGTCTCAGCACTTTGTTATCGGCCCGGAGTGCCCCACCGCCTAGAGTTAAGTCGTTCTCCTTCTGATCTGGTAAACGCGGGCCGGATTGCTGCCCGTTCTTTTTTTCACTCTGCGCGCCAAACCTGCCTTAGCCAGATTCGTGTGCGCTTCTTCTTCCGTGATGCCGTACAGCTCAGCGACCTTGCGCACCAATGCCGCCTCTTCTTCGGTGAAAGCGGTATCGGGGGCTTTGTTCATTCCTTTTCAGGGCCCTCTTTAGGCGCTCTTTAGAGCCGCTTGAGGCGTCTCGAACAACTGGCGATTAGGCGCATAGTCAGCCTCACCAGAAAGGATGCGTGCCGCTTGATCCAGGATCAGACGACGAATGAGAACGGCCCTTTGCTCCCCGGTGTATTCGGTGAGGGCGTCAATCAACTTCCGCTCGGAATCGTTGAAGTTGATACGGACAGGACGTTGGCGGAGCAGTGCGGGGTCAGCGTACATAGCTGGCTCCTGAATAGGCCGGGCGGGGAGAAGCGCCCCGCGCCGGTAAAGAACCTCCATCCCAACGGAGAAGGGAGAGATGGCGGCGTGTGGCTGGTAGAGTTCCCTTGGCAGATTTCACAGGGAGAACCCCGTGGTAGATATGAACGCCCAAGGACAACTCACGGTCATGCTGGCGGCTCTAAAAATACTCATCGAACTGCACCCCGGCGGCGGAGTCGTTCCTCAACTACTGGATCAACAGGTCGAGAGATTGATCGCGATAACGCTCGCAACGCGCGCAGACGAGAATTTCTTTCAGGGCGTGGAGCACGCCAAAGCGGTTTTGATAGCTCAGACATAACCGCTACCTGGATTCCGAACAGCGCGTCCAGTTTGTCGTCTAGGGCGTCGGCGCTCATTGGGAGTAGACTTCCTTCGCCATACCCACAGGGAGGTGGATATGCGTTACCTGATCGTCCTGGTTCTTCTGGCGGGCTGCGCGTCGAACGAGGTCTGGTACGACATCAGCACCGGCAGGCAATCGAGCCCCGAAGCTTTCGAGGACCGCTGGCGCTCCACCCACGACGTTACCGGCACGATCCCGAAGGAAGCTCTGCAGCGCCCCCGCTGATATGCGTCTCAACGGCTGGCAGCGGATTTGGGTGGTGGCGTCTGTCCCAATTGTTCTTGGAAGCGTTGCCGGGGCAATGCCTAGCGAATACTCAGACTGGAAACCGTGGAACATCGCCGCTGGAGTCGCCTTCTGCGTTGCTCTGTACGCCATCGGATTTGCCGTGGCCTGGGTGCGCAGAGGATTTCGCGGCGAGTAGGTCAAGCGGCCTCGCCTGTTCTGCGGAACAAGTCTGCCCGGACGAGTACTGGCTTGATGCCGAGGGCACGCTCAATCTTCAGAGCCATGTCGGCATCTACTTCGCGGTGGCCGTTCTCGTAACTGCGCCACGTAATGCCTGAAATGCCGACCTTTGCGCCGCACTCATCGGCGGACATACCGCTGCGCTTGCGGAAGGCACGTAGTGCGGTCTTTTGCGAGACTTTCTTAGCCATCGATACCTATTGAATCATGGCGTCGGCCCGACTGTCAATACCTTTTGTATCACACCGCCACAAGGGGATGCCCTACCGTGGTGCGGTGGATAAAAAGAAGGAAAAAACGCCGCTAGGGTGGGGGCAACGCTTTAGAGATCAGGCCAGAGCCAAGGGCCTGAGCCTCGCTGACGTTGCTGAAAAGCTCGATCTAGCAGAATCGACCGTCAGGAGCTGGACGAACGGAACCCGCGATATAAACCTGACGGATTTCATAGAATTGTGCGATGCGGCGGGACTGGATCACGCCATGATCCTGTTCGCTGGCAAAGTGGATGCAAAGTTCCTTGCCATAGGGGAAGCCTGGACGAAAGCTACCCCTGAACAACGGGGAGTACTGTGGACCGCCGCACAAGGTATCTTGGCTCAACATGACGCAAGCAAGCGCTCTGCCGGGTCTGGTTAAACTCTCTGACGAAGAATTACAGCTAGTTCGCGCATTCCGGTCCTGCTGTCACCATCACCGCCAGGGCCTTCTTTGGTTCGCCAACGCCTCGGCGTCCAACTGCAGCACCCATAGCACCCACAACCTTGTAGTCATCGCGCCGAAGGTCACGATCTAGCTTTTTTTCGTTGGCTTGATACAAAAGGTATTGACATAGTCTGATACCTTAGGTATCGTTGCTCCCCATGCCTCTAAACATGGGAGCGCAGATGCCGGATGACCTGAAGCACTTCGTAGCAGACGACGACGCGGAGGTATACGGCGACATCGTTACCGCCCTTGGGTGGCTCCTCCTCGGGATTGCTGGTGCGATGCTCATCTTCGCGGCGGCGGTGATCTTCCTCGGCATTGCCACGGTGTACGGGGTATGACCGAGCCGACGCCCCTCAAGGTCGTGAGCAACCGCGTGGACGCCAAGCCCCGCCCGGACGCGCAGTGGTTCTGCACGCGCTGCGATGGCGAAGCGTTCCGCCTCTACAGCCTTGGCCGTATCGAGTGCGTGAAATGCCAAGCCCTTATGCGCAACTTGTTCGTGACGAAGGACGCATGAAGCGCGACCTCGGAGAAGGTCTGGTAGTCGTCAACGGCGAGCCCTGCCACGAACTAGAGCCCTTCGACCCAACGAACGATGACCAACTGGCGCAGATCGTTCCCGCCCAGTTAGTCGATCCCCTCCACGCCCTTTTCTCCTCGCTGATCCATATCAGGATGGTCCGCCATAGCTTCGGGGAAAACTGCGTCAACGTCAGAGCCGCCGTCGAAGAGCTGGAGCGGGACGCCGAGGAAATCTACAAAGCCTGTGCGGCGCTGTGGAGGAACGCTTGATGGCAAAGCCCAAGTTCACCGACGCGCACCGCTATCCCCGCCCCTACCGCCGCGCCATCGAAACCGACATTACCCGCACATGGGAAGCGGCACGAAAGCGGATGGAAGCCGAGAAGGCGAAGCGCGAGGAAATCGTTAGACAGCTCCCGAGGAAATCTCATGGATGACTTCCCCGACTACGGCCAGCAGCAGGAAGCCGAGCGCGAGCGCTGGATGAGAAGCATAGACGCCCTGCTCCATTGCAAGGAGCGTGGCGTGCCGGAAGAGGACTTGGAACACTTGGCCCGAGAAGCGGGCATCGACATTCGACACATCGAAAGGACGTAGAGCATGGGAACGGTAGCTAAAGCATCTGGCGGCGGTGATTTCGAGCTTCCGAGCGCGGGGGCCGTAATCGGGCGCTGCTACATGGTGGTGGACCTCGGGACGCAGAACTCGTCCTACATGGGCAAGCCGAAGAAGGCCCACAAGGTAATGCTCGCGTGGGAGCTGGCCGAGAAGATGAGCGACGGTCGCCCATTCGCCATCAACAGCCGCTACACGCTGTCCCTCTTCGACCAGGCCATCCTGCGGCAGCACCTTGAGTCGTGGCGCGGCGTGCAATTCACCGAGGCGGAAGTCGCGGGCTTCGACGTGAAGAACGTCCTCGGCAAGTACTGCATGTTGTCCATCGTCCACAACAAGGACGGCGACAAAACCTATGCGAATGTGAAGGGAATCATGCCCGTCCCGAAAGGCATGGAGAAGTTCGCGCCGGTCAACAAGGACGTTTACTTCGACGTGGACACCGACGATCCCTCAATCCTCCCCGAGTGGATTCAGAAGATCGTCAAGCAGTCCGACGAATGGATTGCCCGCACCAGCGGCGGAACTCGCCAGCAGCCGGCGAAGGGAAACGGCGCGGGGCACTTCGACGACATGCCGGACGACATTCCTTGGGAAGAGGAACAAGCCCGCCGCGTTCCGGTAGACGAGCCGCCGTTCTGATGGCCCACGCCGCCGAATCCTGCAAGAACGGAGGATGCACTAGGCCCAGGTATCGAGGGGTCAAGTGCTTCCGTTGCTGGGCCGGCGACAAGTGGACTTCCATGTGGCAGCGCGTGGCTAACGTCAATGGCAAGTGCTCCTCTTATGTCGGCATCCCGCTGGCCTTCACGAAGGAAACCTTGATCCAGTGGGTAATGGATAACCCTCCTCCAGCCGATATGCGACAGCCGTCCATTGACAGGATCGTGGAAAGCAAAGGCTACGTGCCAGGGAATATCCGTTGGCTTGAATTGCGCAAGAACAGCGCAGGCCCGAATAAGGACTTGCCTGACGAGCTTCGGCGTTGCGCGATCTGCAAGGCAGTGAAGCCTTTTTACTCATTCCCTATGGGGTCGAGAAACCGGCGCTCCAGCTATTGCAAGCCCTGTAACCGCGTCTATCAAAGGAATTGGGAGGAGCAACGTGGCGCACGTAGCTGAGAGTACGCATTTCTATCGCAAGGACGGCACGCCAGCCTACGAGGTCAAGGCGCGGGATGGCTCCATGCGCCCCACGACCCTGCGGGATGCCCGGAAACTAGGGTTGGTCCCCTCGGTCACGACCATCATCAAGTGCGCCGACCGTCCCGGCTTAAACCGCTGGATGCTGCAACAGATGATGCTTTCAGCCTTAACGGCCACCAGGCGCGACGGAGAGGCCGAGGAAGCGTTCTTACAGAGGATCGAGCAGGACAGCAGGGAGCAGGCGCGGAAGGCCGCAGAACGCGGCACAGCGATCCACGCGGCTATCCAAGGCAGCTACGAAGGGGAAGCCTACCCAGCCGATATGTGGCCGTATATCCAAGCGGCGCATACGCAGGTAGACGCGATGGGCGGCAATGGCTTCTGGACGCCTGAGCAGTCGTTCGCTCACGTTCTCGGCTTTGGAGGGAAGGTTGACCTGTCCTGCATGGACTGCGTGATCGACTTCAAGACCAAGGAATTCGGGCCGGATAACGACCTGAGAACTTGGGACGAACACGCCATGCAGCTCGCCGCCTACCGCATGGGCCTTGGTATGGAGAAAGCCCGCTGCGCCATCGTGTACGTGAGCACGACGAATCCGGGGTTGGCGAAGTTGATCGAGATCCCCGAGGAAGAGCTGGTCAAGGGCTGGAAGTGCTTTTACTCGCTATTGCAGTTCTGGAAAGCGAAAACCGGATTCGAGTCGAGCTTCACGAAAGAGGCCATCGCCGCGTGAGCGCTGCCAGAAAAAGGTGGATGGACTTGATCGCGCAGCTTCCTTGCGTGGTCTGCCGAAAGCTCGGACTGGAATCCGGGCCGGTGGAGGTTCACCACGTCGCGGAGGGGTCTGGGCTGCGCTCGGATTTCTCCGCCGTCCCGTTGTGCATGGAGCACCACCGAGGCAAGAGCGGGCTTCATGGCATGGGAACAAAGGCTTTTATTCGGCTCTACCAGCCTCCAGGCGATAGCGAATACGGGCTGCTGGTCTGGACGAACGAGGCGCTAGAGAAGCGCCTAGCCATGTAGGTAGTCGGAATGTTCCTTTTTCATAGGGAGAACGCATGAAAGGCTGCACCGAAATCCTCATCAATCAGGAAACGATGATCGATGCCCTTCAGCAGTATTTCGACCGCCAGTTCACCGAGGGCAACCGCATGACGGTGACGAAGGTCGAGCACGACAAGAACGCCTCCTACGGCAGCGCCGACAACTTCAAGGCCAGCCTCAAGGAGCGCGACGCAGCGCAAGTCGCCTAGCACGCACCCATACACAGCGAGGAACCCCAATGGATCAAAGCGAAGTCCTGAAATTCGAGCGCGCAGCAGTCGGCACGATCACGCTGCTTTCCGAAGCTATCCGCGTCGGTGCGGGTATGCGCCCTCAGAGCCGGGGATGTCCGTTCGCCAATGGCGGTTCCTGCGCGTGGGGAGCCGCCGCAGAGGCGCTTGGACATCGGTACGACCCATCCCTCCAGACCGCCATAGCGATTAACTACGTCGCCTCTCGGCTCAATCTGCCGCACAAGCTGGTTCACAACGAGAAGTTTGGCCCCGGCTGCGACACGATCTGGGGGAAGAACGACACGGGCGGCTTCACCCGCGAGCAAATCGCGGACTGGCTGGAGACGCAAGGGCTGTGAGGAACATTCCGGCCTTCGGCCAGAACGACCGTCCGATGATGGACTCGGTACGCCGCCTCATTCGCCACGGCTTCAAGGTCGAGCTTTTCGGAGGATCGCTGACCGTCAGGACGCAAAGCGGAACGGGCCGAGTGTACGAGGCAAGCGACAAAGGGGCGGCGGAAGCGCTGGCGGCATACGAAAGCCAGCTTGTGCTGTGCCCGGAGTGCGGCGGCACGCTTGAGGTAGCCCACCGTGCCGGCGACGGCTACGCCCCCGAGTGCTCCTACGACTACTGCCTGGACTGCGGATGGCAGGGGGAGCCGGAATGAGCCATACGCCGGGACCGTGGCAAGTGCTGACCAAACTTACGGGCAGCGAGAACCACAAGGGCTATCGCATCTGGGCGGAGGGTGGGTGGATAGGCGACCTTAGCCCGCGCGATCCCGATGGTAAGGGTGGACTCGAAAACGCCAACCTGATCGCCGCCGCGCCGGACATGCTGGAAGCGCTGGAAGGTCTTGACCTCGACTCCATGCTGGACAGAAAAGCCGCTGACGCTGTGCGCGAGGCCATCGCCAAGGCGAAAGGAACGCCGCGATGACTGAGCACGTCCATAACCTTGAAGCCTTCCTCGCCGGAAACTGCGATGCCACGAAGGCGAAGTACGCCGCCGAGCTTGCGAACGCAACGGCAGCATGGCGCAAGCCGCTTGACCTTCGCTACGCCGAATCCCTCGTCCACTTCGGGAAGCTGGAGCGGCTTTACAAGCTGATTACGCGCAACGGCAAGGTGCGCGGATCGAAGGTCTGGTTCAGGAAATCGGCGGAAGAGTCAGCGCCGTTGATCAATCAAGGCTCATTGCAAACCGGAGGGTCTGCATGAAGAAGCGAGCTATGGACCGTGGCACGGAGACAGCGAAGGACAAGGCCGAGCGCCACGTCATCCGCTGCGCTATGGGCATCGTGAACTCGGAGGGGTGGGCCTTCGGGCTGGACAACAAGGTTCACTTCCCAGGCTCTATGCGCCGCCTGGAGTCTGCCATTGCGAGGCTCAAGGAAGCCCGCCGTGCGGCCAAGCCGCGCAGGACGAAATACACATGACGGTCGTCTCGGACAGCTACCGCGCTAGGGCTTTTTCGGCCTTTATCGACTGGTGGACGAAGGTAAGCCCGTTGCTCATCGGCGGGCTGTGGATTTACTTCGCGCTGGTCTGCCTCGGTCGAGGCGAGACGATGGGCCTGTTTCTGGCCTTCTACGGGATGCTGTGGTGGGCGCTGATGGAGTCCGACATCCGCGATCTTCGCCACGACATGCGACGCGCCTTGACCGGCTGGAACGCCACCGTGGCGGAACTGGAGAAGTGGCGCCCGGTCGCGGTAGCAGGGCGCCCCGTAATCGACGGGTGCAGGCATGAATGGCCGTTCCACGATCCGCAGCCGGCGAAGTGGACGTGCTCATGCGGCACAGTGATCTACCGCTCCTACGAGGACTACGTCGATGACTAGCCCCTCGCCTACTGCCACACCGAGCGATGGACGCTGATGCCGGCCTACAACTTCCAATACCGCTTTGCGCGCAAGGTCGAGTCCGGCGCCAAGACTCACACGATCCGGGCCCCGAGGAAGGACGGCAACGGGCCCAAACCCGGCCAGCTCTTCGCCGCCTACGAGGGCATGCGGACGAAGAAGTGCCGCTGCCTGCTGCGAGGCGAGATCACCAAGGTTCAGAGCGTGTCGATTCAGCCTGACGGCGTAATCCGCCTGGACGACGAGAGGCTGTCTGCCGAGAAGGCCGACGCGCTGGCGGTGGACGACGGCTTTACCAGCGTCACCGAGTTTTTTCGAGTTCTTCAAGAACACCTACGGGCTGCCGTTCCACGGCGACCTGATCCACTTCAAGAGGACCGCATGAGCGAAAAGCCCGAGCGTGCTACCCCAGTAAGACGTTTCCCCCTCGGGGACATTCTGTCGATCACCACCGGGGTGCTGCTCTGCCCCATCGGCAAGGTGTACGAGATCCTGAACTACATGACCGGCGACAACCTCTTCACGCACCAGCTTCCCCGCGTGTCCAGAGAGTGCGAGCCATACCTGCTGAAGCAGCATCCGCAGCTCGCCGAGATCGACGCGAGCGGTGTGAACGGGGACAACTGGCAGGAGTTCCTTCAGGCCCAGGTGGCGAAGTACGGAGCCGAGTTGCCGGTGGCGAAGCTGCCGCCCGGCGAGCACTACGAGATCGACCCCATCTCGGAACTGGCCGAGAAGGTCCACCCCGACAAGATCATCACGGTGACGAAATGAGCGACCTGACTCGCTATTGCGCCGGCTGCGGTTCGGTTGGGCCGGTGGACGACAAGTTCCGCGACTGCTGCCCTGACGGCGGGAGCATGTCGGTGCAGATTCCGCGCAAGGTAGCCGAGCAATGCCGCGCGACGTTCCGGCTGGCGATTTCCGGGCAGTCGTCCGTGTCGGAGACACAGGCGACCGCACCGGACGTTCTCGCCCAGGTCGAGAAGGCACTGCGTAAGTGCCCGCTGGTAGCGCAGTTCCTCGATCAAGGGTTCTGGCACGCCCACCACGTCGATGTGGTGTTCCGGCATGACGGGCAGGACCGACGCTACGAGGCCGACTGGATCAAAGACCTTTGGTACATCGTGCGCCGCCGTGGGCTTACGGCGTCTAGTGCGGGGCCGGTGCAGAACAGCGACGGCGTAATGGGGAGCGGCAATGGAAAAGCCTAAGCACGACGATAAGCATGGACGACCATTTCGCCTGACCGAGCAACTGCGGGCGCTGCTGCTCAAGCTGTACGGTGGAACCAACGGTGCGCTGTACGCCGAACTGGACCGCATCGACGCCTTTGCCACGCCCGCCCCTGCCGCGCCCCTGACGGACGAGCCGTGCTCCTGGCCGGTTGGGGATTGCCGTTTCGCCGGGCAGTCGTCGTGCTCTGCCGACCTGTCCATCGTGGAGCTTCTGCGGGAGGCGCGTAGCGAGCTTCGGCTGGTAAGCGCCACACCGAAGGCGATGGATCACCTGCCTCTGACCGGCCCGGCCATCGAACGCCTGATCCCGCGCATCGACACCGCGCTGAAAGCCTGCGCAGGTTCCGCAAGACAGTCCATAGCCGCGCTCTGCTCCGAGTGTCACGGCTCCGGGCGTACTGACAACCACGTTACAGGCGAAGTCGAGTGCGGGCACTGTAAAGGCTCGGGGATGGACCCGGTAGACGGCAAGGGCGACTCCCGTGGGTAAGCGCCAGGACATCGTGACCAAGCTCCGCGAGCTGCATAAGCAGGCCACCGAGGAGCGCAGCCACCACTACACCGGGAAAGTGGTGTTGGAGGCCATCGAGGAGATCGGACGCCTGCAGTCAGCGCTGTCGCACACGCTCGACTCCGTGACGGACGACCCAAGCTGCCCGGAGTGCAAGGCGGCGAGGCGGCTGATCGGATGGCCGTCGTGATGGTCCCTCGCTTACCAGATAGCCGTGTCCGTGGGCAGCGCAGCAAAAAGGAGGATTGAATGGGAGCGGCACGCGAAGGTTTCGACCTCTTCAAGAAGCAGTGTAGAGCGAACTTCTGGCGTCACCTGAAGCGCGGCAGGTTCCAGCGATACGTGTGGGTCGATACGTTCGGGCGCGTCCTCTGCTGGCTCGTAGGCGAGCATGCAATCCGGCAGGAATGGGAGAACAACCCTGGTCAGCCGCCCGCCACGTCCTGCACGCGCTGCTGCCAATGGCTCAAGCAAGACGGACATAGGTGGGTCGAGCTATGAACACGAATGCAGCGTCCGCAGGAGCCGATACCCCGCAAAACCCGGATGAAGCCCAGCGCGCCGAGGGTAGCCGTTCTACGGAGCCTAACGGAACCACGCCCGAGGGCAGGCACTTAGCGGCTGATTCACGGTCTGCGGACGCTGCTGCTCTGCTAGTCGCGCTAGAAAACCTGCTGGCGATCACAAACAACACTGCGCCTGAAGCAGTCGCCGCAGCCAATCTAATCGAACAAGTAAGGAGTCGTCTGTGATGGATCAAGCCAATTGGCGCAACGCCAAGGCTGCGGAGAATCTAGACAAAGCCATCCACACATTCATCAAACGATGGTGGCGTTTCTCCTATTGGACAACCGTCTACACCGACCACGTTGTGAGGACGGTCTACTTCAACTTCGCTCCCTACTCGATAGGGCTGTCGCTCAGAGAGGACTATTGACCGTGAGTTACGCCGAGACGGTAAGCCGTCCTTCCACTAGGAACGACTACAACAAGGAGAACGCATGAAAAAGCAAATCGGCTTCACGATCACAGAACTGATGACGGCAATTCTCGTGTCCACGCTCATCATCGGCGCGGCGTGGGGATGGGTATGGAACATCATCAAACTCGTCGGCATGGGCCTTGATCCCATCACCGGCCTGCTGATCGTCCGCGCCATCGGCATCTTCGTCGTCCCGGTCGGCTGCATCGTCGGATACGTGTAGGAACGCCACGAGTACGTAACGTGACCACCGACCCCATCCTTCACGCCCTGATAGACCTGTGCGAAGCCGTGAGCAAGACGGAGCTATCCGCGCATCCGGCCTACCTCGCTGCGCTGAAGGTGCTGCGGGACAATGTAGCGTCCATATCAACGTGACTACCAATGCGGAGGGGGCGCAAGTGCATCGTGCTGACGCCCCGGCAACTAGCAGCACGGCGGTTGATGATCCGGTGACGACCGGGGAAGCCGCAGCAAACGATTGTCCGGGCCCCTCCGCGCCATACGAACGCCATACCGACATAGAAGGCGCAGGCAAATGA